CTCTTCCTGACGTTCAATTTCAGAAGTCTTGTATTTAATATCCTGTTCAAGACTTCGTATAGCAGAATTGACATTGCTTGTGGCCTGATCAATCTTATCCAGCTTTGCAACTTTGTTGAAATACTGTGCTACTTCTCCTGACGTACTGCTGAGTAAAAACGGAGGACTTAACTGGTCACTGATGTTTATTTCTGTTATGTTCAGAGCATCTTGTATCTCCTTTGGTACATCAGTAGAGAAAGCCTTAAAATGAGAATCACCAAGTATATATTCATTCTCTTTATCTTTGCTGCGAACAACATGAGCATTATCAGTAAACACCCGTACCATTGTCTTTCCTCCCCAAGTAGAACGAAAGCTGTCTCCTGACGGACGATTTGTTATCAGCCATCGCAAAGCCCTGAGAATGGCAGTTTTGCCTGAATCACTACTGCCTACAATGACATTTACACCTTTGTCAAACGCAAGATGAGAATCGGCATGACTTTGATAGTTTGTTATCTCAACTGATTTTATCACCTTTTCATCATTTTAAGTAATTGACTTTGTTGATTTGCCACATTGTGAATTGCAAGTGCATCAGCCACAGCTTCATCAACATATTTAATACCAGTCCAAGCCACAGTATCATATAATTTACCAACAGCCTCTATTATATCATCCTTTGTAGCTGCTTTCTTGCCAAGCAATGCCTTCTTCGCATCCTGCTCCGAATAATACTCAATTGGTATGTCACGGCTAAATGCCAGTGTTGCAAGTATCCCTGCTACCATACCAATCATTATTGCTGCCTGTGCATTCTGACTGCCATGCGGAAGTTCTGCCAGTATCAATTCTACCTTGTGTTCATCCACAAGATTATACAGATGACTGATTATCCATTCTGCTCTTTGAATACGATCATCAGATTTGCGTATGCGCTTCTTTTTATAGTCAGGAGCAGTCTTTATACAACCGCTATCAACTACATCATCATCTTCATCTACTATTGCCCATCCCCAAGCTGTGAAGGATGGATCATTTGTCAGGATATTCATCTTTTTGATTTACGTTCTGATTCAAATTTACTTTCAATTTCAGTCCAAAGTTCAATCACTTCATTACGAAGCTGTTCTTCAAGATTGTCCTTTTCAATAATTGCAATGGACTTTTCCATGCTCTTGTCAAGTGCCTGCCCATCCAGTGAATAAACATTCATCTTGCTGAAGTCCTTTATAAATTGCAGGTTCTCTCTCAAGTCATCTATTCCATAATCATAAATGATTGTAACAGGAGCACTTTGGAAAGGCTTCCAGATGCTGCTTTTAAATACTTCAACTTCTGTACGCACACCAATAATGCGTTCAACAGCCTTTCCTGCAAAAGTCCTTTCAACTTTGTACCTTTTCATAATATTTGTACGAAGCCTGAGAGAAGAATAAAATCCTATGGCAAGTCCACCTGGTGCATTGTACTTTTGGAAACTCCTTGCATCTGCATTTTCTCTTACCTGATTGCTGCACACCATAAGATAATTGTTTTGCTTCAATATCCTGCAAGTCTTTCTGAGTTCCTCAGAAAACTCCTTTGCCCTTCGCATTCCCATCTTATCTCCTTCATCATTGTCCATTTCAGTTGCAGTAGAAAGAGCAGCCAGAGAGTCTGCAAAAATTCCGTTGATTACGGACGCATTCTCCGGCTGCCACTTGCGAACTGCTGAAAACACTTCAGGAACACGGTCAGGTAGTTTATAATTGTCTTCTTTTAACTCCAGTCCAAACATCTTTGCAAATGACTTGTCTAACCTTGCTTCCGGATCATGGAACATAACATCTCCACCTTCTCTTTGGACATTTCCCGCAATTTCTGAAAGGAGAACTGTTTTCCCGCTACCACTTGGACCGAATATTTCAACAAGAATTCCACTTGGTAAACCTCCTCCCCTGATTCTCCCTCCTGAGATGGCAAGATTGAGTAATGTGCTCCCTGTACCGATAACTTTTCCGAAGTCTCCATCGTATTCATGCTTTTCCTCTTTTGTCTTGTTAACTTTCTCTTTCATTTGTTTGCTAAGTGGAGTTGTATGTTTTGACCTTTCCATTATTTGTTCTTTTCTTTTTCCTCGTCACATTCATCCCAAATCTCACAAGTATTACAATCTTTGTATTCATCTGTGTCTACTCCAAATTTATGTCCGTAAGGGCATTTATTCTTTGAAGGTTCCTCTTTTATATTCCTTCGGTGTCTTTCAGGTTTAGGAGCTTCTTCAACTTCTGCCTCCTCTGTTCTTTCAGCTGTTCTTCGTGATCTTTGAAAGGTTTTTGGAGCTTCTTCCTCCTCCGGCTCCTGTTTTGCTTGTCTGTGATATGATTTTGCTTTTCTTGGGGTTTCTTCTACTGCCTCTTCCTCAGGAATTTCTTCAAGCTCTTCATCTGTAACATCCTCTTCAAAGAATTTTGCTGCGATCTCTTCATAAGGAAGGATTTTAAGTATTGAGTCAAGTGAAGGGACATCGTCCAATACATTTTCCTCATAAGGTTCTCTATCTCTAAAATCAATGCTTACAACTTCAGGATATTTGTTCTTCCCAATCTCTTTCCATTTTAAACGAAGAACAACCGTTTTACCATTGTCTAAAGTGAAGAAATCTTCACAGTCTTCTCTTTCCTTCAACTCATCCATCAATGTTTCCTGAAACAAGTAATCACTCATATCCCATATCATTGGAACTTGTTCAAAATCTTTTCCAAGTGGAATTACAGGGTACACACTTCTTTCTTGTGGGTAAAGCAATTTGAATGTTTCTTTGTCTGCACCTTCTTTTATTATTTTCACACGATATTCACATATTGGACATTTTTTTCCAATAATGGTAGGGCAAATAATTGATTCATTGTTTGCTCCTACATTTCTATGAACTTTAATAGGCATTCTGTACCATAGTGTATTAGACATAGCAAGTTTATCTTCTACATTCCTATCTAAATGCTTTTCACTTGTTACTATATATGGGATAAGATCAATCAAAAATGATCTTGTGTCTTCAGGAATTTTAAACATTTCTACTCCTTTAGGAAGGGTAAGATATCCAAAACTTCCTCTTGTTTCTTTTTGTCTTCTGTAACTGTTTACCAGTTTACCTTTAAAACTACTCTTCTTTTCTTTCATTGTTTTTAGATTTATGTTCTTTAAATTTATCACTCAATTTGTTTTCTATCTCATCAAAGAATCCCTTGGCTAATAATCTACCAATACAGTAAATAACACCTACACCAAGTATCGCAAAAAGTATTATTTCAGGTATATTAGACATCATTTTGTCCTTTTCATTTTTTCACCTATACGACTATTCATATCCTTCTGTCTCAATTGACGTTGCTCATACAAATCCCTTGGTACTTGAGGTCCTGCAAAGTATTGCTGTCCGTTTAACTTTACAAGATTTTCCAATGCTTCTTTTCGCATATTGAAAGCAGAAACTGCATTTGATGCCATATCGAATTCATATTTTGCATCCAGCACTTTTTGGTTAGCTGCCCAATATTTTTTATTAGTCAGTAAAGTACTTTGAATTGCTCCTTCAGTAACTTTTTCAAGTCCATATTTATCAGGATTTTCTCTAATGTCTTTATCAATTTCTGCTCTGACAATATCAAGTTCCTGTTTCGTTTCATCAAATGTTTTTCTTGCTTCAGCAGCATGTCGTGCATATCGCATAAAAAGCATTGCCTGATCAAGCCACTCTACGTCCAGAGCAGTCTCATCAATTCTTAGGTCTTGTTCATAATTCATTTTCCCATGGTATTAGTTTTTGTTTTAATTCCAAAAGTTTTATTAGTCTTTCTTCAAGCCACAATATGTACTCCACATCATCATAATGTTCATGTGTCAGTGGGACATACGGATTGCCTGTTTCTTTTTTATACTGCATTCTCAAATCTACTATTGTCATACTTTATCTATTTTTAATTATTGAATAACAAGCATAAGTTAGTTGAGGGAATCCACTATCATAGAATGGATTCATAAATTCTTCCATTATTAATCCACATAATGGTTCATCTTTTCCACTTAGTAAAATTGATTGACAATACCCTAATACAACTCTACGAATACTTTCAGCTTCTTGGTCTTTCAACCCCGAGAGAATTGTGCTTATTTCTCGCCATCCTTTCTTGTTTATCAATGCCCTGCAAAGTTCGATTGACTGTACTGTTTCCGCTTCTGCTTTCTTTGCAGTTATTAATCTTTGATCTTCCGAAACATTTAATACCTGTTCTAATATCTGTAAAGCGTTTCTTGGATGACCTTTTGCACTTATAATAATTTGATCATAAACAAGATCATCCAATGTAGCTTGTTCACTTTTTACAACTTTCTTCAACAAACCTCTCATTTGATTCTCATTCAAAGGACTAAGTTGAAAGCTGCTGCATCTGCCTTTTATTGTAGGTAACAGCTTTTGTGGATCTGTTGTACAGAGTATAAAATAAACGTGTGCTGGTGTATCTTCAAGAATCTTTAATAAAGCATTTTGTGCATCATTCGTAAGTTTATGCACTTCATCTACAAGCCACACAATACTCTCACTTTCCATAGCCATGAATTGGCTACTCTTTATCAAATCACGTATAGTATCAATCCCACGAAAATCTGCAGAATTTATTTCTCTAAAATCAAATCCCTTAGAACCAAGTTTGTCTGCTATTATTCTACCTATTGTAGTTTTGCCACAACCA